CTAGGCTATTGATGCGCCTAGTTGGGGGTCTATCGAAGCCGTCACGATACCATGCACGCCGCCGCTCTCTTTCCCCGGAAAGCTCACGTCAATGTACCAGATCGGGGTATCATCGGGAACCGTCTTGTCAACCAGCGCCTTGAACTCGCCCCAAGTCATCGTGTCGCTCATGGCTACCACCTGTTAGGCCCGCCGCATTGCGGGCAGTTCGGCGTCTTGCGGTTCGGGTCCAGACGCGAATCACACCACTTACAGAAACCGACATGCGTGCCTTGCCAGCCTGGACCACCTATGAAAGAGTCGCCCGCATAGGTGAGTTTGCTCCATCCAGTACCATCCCAGCGCCCCATAGTTGGGGAAGGCGTCGCTATGAACTCGCCGCCTACAAGGAGCGTCCCGTCTGGCCCCAGGGAAAGGCTACACATCACGTCGCTCATCGTCGCTTCCCTTTGCGCTCTTCGGCGCTACCAATTGATGATTCTCTCCATCGCCCGTCTGACTTTCGCCTCTTCCGGCGTTTCAGTAGGTCCGCTCTTTGGCGCTAACATCTCCCGGAGGTCAAACAGCGTTTGCTCTCCCCGCCGCTGGATTTGCAGAAGCCACCGCTCGGGGTCTATGCGAGCCAGCAGATGGCCGTCATGGTCACGAAGGTCAGTGTACATCCATCGCCTCCACCGCCTCGCGAACCCACCGCTCAATGGGAGTTGTTGGATCGGTCACCACTTCATAGGGCATAGGGATAGCAACCACCATGTTCTTGCCGCCTACCTTGACAAAAGCCCTAACCCCCGTGAACACCATATTGCAAAGGGGTTCGTCCATCAGTATCTCCCAACAGGTCACCCGCCTGTCGTCGCTCATGGCGTTCTCCTATTGCAGCAATTCGGCCAAACTCGGCACTCGCGGGGAATCGCCCCACACGTCCGAATGCTGCTTCTGGCCCAGGTCCGCTAGCTGAATCTCGCCTGCCTTCCAGGCATCGAACATGCCCGGCCCCATGCGTTCGCGCTGCTGATCTTCCGGCAGGGTTCTGAACCACACCAGACCCGTTTCCCATTGCGGGTCCGCGACACCGTTCACCAGCGGAACCGCGCAGCACTTGCCGTTCGGGTGATCGTCCAACTCGCTTGCCACATCGAACCGCTCCCCGTCGAGCATGAGACACGCCATGCACGCCGTTTGCCGGAACACCAGCCGCTTGAAGCCATTGACTGCGCCGCTCTGTCTGTACTGCTCGGTGCTTGCCGTGCGATAGGCCCGCGCCGTCTCTGTTCTGGCGATCACCAGCGCTCTGTCCAGCCCGCCCGCCATGCCTTCCTTCATCTCGCGCGCTGTCTTGATCGGGCTCTGCCCCCGCGCCACGCCATTGATCAGCGCCTTCAGCAACCCATCTACCGCTTGCGGGTAGTCCTCTTTCAGTAGCGAGTGAAGCGGCGCGCCATCTCCCGCGAAGCCTATCATCGACTCCACGGCGCCGACGTTGATCCGGTTCCAGTTCCTGCCGAACGGCCCTACCTGCGCCATGATGGCAGCGTTTGCGGCGTCTATGCCCAGCGTGGCGTATTGCCCCTGCGCCTGCTCAATGCTGTGCACCAGCGCGACGTTGTACCTGGTTAGCTCCACTTCCATCTGCGCTTTCAGCGCCCGGTATCGCTGTTGCTGCCAAATGAGATGTTCCGAGATGGTCTTGCCCTCTGCCGCAAGGTCTGCCATCTCTCGCGCCAAGAGCGCAATGTCGGCGTCAAGGCGCTGCTCGATCTGAAGCCACTGCTGCGCCATGTTCGCGACCAGGGCGTCTTCGCGCAATCCGAGGGCCAACCTGTACTCGCGCAAGGTCGTGACAACGAGCGGGTCAGTCACACGTTCACCGGGATGCGCAGCCGCGCCTCGATCTTCTCGCCATCCGATAGCGTTGCCAGAATGATCAAAGTATGCACCCCCAACACGCCCACCGGTCCCAGCGTCACACCGATCAGTGGCTTCTGCGCCATGCTTACCGTGGGCGTCGTGGCTATCCCGCTGGACGGCACATGCTCCGCAGTGACAGTTGCAACCGTCACGCCGTCGGGAATGTCGGGCGCGAAATCCACGAAATGCGTCCGAATCTCCACCATGGACTGCGGCAGAACTACAACGTCGGTCGCCATGATGTCCCCTTTACTCAATCGCGACAAGCGGCCTCTCAACAACGCGAAGTGTGGTGCGCCCGTTGGTCTTCACGATCTGCCGTTCAGCAACCCTTACGATCCTGCTATCTCCCGGGCCAGAGATGCCCAGCACCAGAACGACATTGCCAGCGGTCTGCTCATGCACCGCGTCTTGAATCGCCAGGATGCTGTGCTGCACCAGGTCAACAGCCTCGGCGATCTGTGCGTGCGTCGCATCGTGAACGACCAGGACCGCCGCCTCTTGCCCATGTGCCGTCAGTGTCACGCGCTCCGCGTTGTGCGTGTGTGCGGCGTCTGCTACGGCAAGGATGTGATGCTGGAATAGGGCCACCGCCTCGGCGCTCTGTGAATGTGCGGCGTCCTGAATGGTCAACTGGACGGCCGTAACCGGATCATGCGCCAGGAGCGTTGCCGCATCTGCCGTCTGCACGTGGCTGGCATCCTGGACGGTAAGTGTCACGCCGGCGGGGGAATGTGCTGTCAGCCCCGCATTGTCGGCGCTTTGGGCGTGACTGGCCCCCTGAATCACGAGCGCATTGTGTTGGACTAGCCCCACAGTCGCCGCGGTCTGTGCGTGACTTGCATCGGCGATTGCCAATGCCCCATGCTGGGTGAGCGCCAGACTATCAGCGGCCTGCGCATGGGCCGCCGCCTGGATTGCCAGCACGTTATGCTGGACAAGGACGGCTGCCCCCGCGCTGTGACTGTGCGCCGCGTCCTGGATTGCCAGCGATGTGCTGGCCTCGTGAGCCGTGAGCGTTGCGCTGTCCGCCGACTGCAGGTGAAGCGCGCTGTTGATCGCCAGTACGTTATGCTGTGTGAGCCCCGACCCGTCTGCCGTGTGCCCATGCGAGCTATCGGCTATCACCAGCACCGGCGCCAGGGCAACCGTCATGCGCCCCGTGACCGTGTACGTCCCGAATGCCGATGTGGAGTTGTACTCGCGGAAGTCGAAATAGTCACCATCCGCGAGGTGCGCCCACTCCAGTTGCAGCATGTACTCGTGCTCTGAATACGAGTACCGCGCTATGCTTGCCGTGGCCCCGCATTGGCCGTCTACATCATCAACCTTGCCCGCGACGAATGGCGTCAGTCCGAGTTGGCTTGTCGTCGCCCCGTCATCTGTGAGATTGGCCGATGCAATCACCCTGCAGCCGGTCGTGGCGCTGGCCGACGCCTGGACGTATCCGCCTGTCCCGTTCTTCTGAATGTAGAGCCTTCCCGTCAACGCTCCCGCCGTCGTTCCCGTTTCCTGTGCGGCTATGCGAATACGGAAGGTCGCGTTGCCACTGTTGACGGTGATGGCATCGTTGACGTTGGCATTCTGGCGCCAGGTCGCTGTGCTCTCGCTGCCATCGTCGTTTCGGAAGCGAAAGGTGGTCTGTTTCCAGGCGACTGCCATGCTCTAGCCTCTAGGTAGGATCGGCGATGTTGATCTTGAATGCGGGCAGGTCCACTGTGCCGCCGCTCGTGAGCGCCTGACTGGTGCACGTGGTCACATAGCGGAGCGTGGTATCGCCCACCTTGCAGAGCGCGATGTGAGTTGCCGTCCCACTGTGGTCGATGGCAACGGCGCTCTTGGCGGCGATGGTGATCTTCCGCCCGCTGGTATCGTTGGCAATGACCAGATCGGCCGGCGTAGACAGCGCCACGTCCGCCAGATCAACGGTGGCTGTCGCGTCCGCGTAACTGGTCGGCTCTGCCGAGCAAACCACCATGAGATCACAAGCTTGCACGTAGGCGAGCGAGGCGTCGATCATGGCATCCGGTGCTACTTTAGCCATTGGGTGTACCTCCTGCTGGTTTCTTTGCAAACGGTGATGGCTGCGGAGGCTGCCGCATCTGCCCCGGAGGTATCGGCGTCCCGGGCGGGTTCTGTGAAGCAGCGTCAGCGCGCATCTTGTCCAGTAGCGCCGCGGCCTCGCTGGTCTGTTTCGCCTTCGCTGCCTTCTGGTCTGCCTCCATCTGCTTCAGTTCGGCCTCGTTCCATCCTTCACGCCGCAATTGCGTCGGCAGCGGAATGCCCGCGTCCACGGCCAACTTGCGCGTCTGGGCTTCCGTGTAGGGCTGGATACTCTGAATGGGCTCCCAGGTCGGCGTGATGCTCGTCACCGGCACGTCGCCCTTGCCCGACAACTTCAGCAGAAACGCGGCCAGCTCCTGCCAGATGATGCCAAAGTTCTCCTCCAGCCGCCCCACTTTCTTGTTGAGCGGCGCTTCCATTGCGATCAGCGCCTCACCAGAAAGAGAAGCGCCGGCGTTGAAGAAGTAGTGCTTCGGCGTCCGGCTGATGATGGCAATGCTATTGGCAATTTTGTCAATGGAGTCCAAGTACTTGTTCAGGTCCGCGCCCTCGAACTCGCCTACCTGCGCCGGCTGGTCCCCTGCCTGGCTCGCAGGAATGCCCCAGATCAGGTTGGGGCCGTTCTTTAGCGTCTTCTGGTCAGCCGGGTCCATATTCGAGATGATGTACCGCTGCTTGAACGCGCCGAACTCGGCAGCCACCATCATGTCCGCCAGAAGCTTGTTGACTGCATCCTGCAGCGTCACGATGTTGGCAAGCTCCCCGTTCTGCGAGCGGCGATTGGTCCGGAAGTGGAAGACAGGCACAGCGCCATACTCGTTGGGCGCAGTCGGCGGGACAGCGGCGGCAAAGGCCGTGTTTACATCCGGCCTGTCCTTCCTCGGATTGGTCACATAATATTCCAGCCTGTCCGCGTAGTAGAGCGTCAGATGCCAGATGCCATCGGCTGACCCCCACCACTTGCAGGCAAACTCCTTTTCGCGCGGGTTATCGGCGCTGTAGAAGACATGACACATGCGCGGGTCGTTGTAGAATGCCTGAACCACGCCGCTCTCGTCCGGCCACGCGATAATGAATGCCTCGTGGCAAATCAGCGCCGCCTCATGTACGCTGTCAGACTCAATGCCAAGCTGGTTCGCATTCCAGACCTCCTCTAGCACTACCTTGATGCTCTCGTCTTCCACGTCGAAGCCCTTTAGCTCCATGCGATCCAGGGCGGCATTGATAACGACGGCGCACCAGTTTTGCGAGAACCTGGCGGTAAGGTCATGGAATGCGTCTTGCAGCCGGGCTGTGCTGTACTTCAATGGCTGGTTGCCATCAGCATAGGAGAAAAGCGTGTTGTAGTCGGCCTGCTTGGCGCTCAAGGCCGCAAAGGCGCGCTCGAGGTCACTTGTCATGCTCTATCCTTGCCACTGAATGGGCTTGCGGGGTTCTCCCCTCATGTCGCCCTCATACGCATACCGCGTGCCGTCGATCAGATGGTCATCCTTGCCCACCGGCACCCGCAGCGCGTTCCCGCCGGCGTCCTCTTTCCAGTGATAGGTGCTCCAATTGTTCTGCGCGTTGATGCAGCGCCTGTCGATGACCACCGTCTGCTGCTGAAGCCACTGGATACCGTAAGTCACCGAGTCCTTGCCCTTGACCGCGCCAGCCGCATTGACGCCATGTTGCCGTAGCTCTGCCACGCTCTTTGGCTCGGCGCTGTCACACACTACCCTGTCGGCGCCGCACTTCTGCTTGACTAGCCCTGCCAGCACGTCATTCGTTAGTCCACACTCGTACAGCTCGTCGTACAGATAGATGGTCTTGCGCATCTTGTCATAGTGGGAAACAGAGAGCGCCGCCGGGTCACTGCTGAATCCAAAGTCCAAGCCGTTGCGCCGGTTCGTGAACTGGTCCTTCATCTCTGACAGGTCTTCCACCCGCCAGTTGGTGAAGATCACATGGCCCAAGATGCCCCAGTTGCCTAGCGTGTAGACATGGTAATAGTAGCTGTCTTTCTCGCCTTCCAGGTCCTTCACGTCGTCCGGCGTCAGAAAGCGATTGTCCTTGTACGTCGTCTTCAGGATGGTGAGCCCGTCGCCCTGGTACTCCCGCTGCGCTTCCGCCCACCCGATTGCCCCGAAGTACTCCTGGTAAATCCAGTTGCTTTTCAGGATCGGGTTGAAGCTCATCACCAGGCGCTTTGGCGTCGCTTCATCCCCGCCGCGCTGCCGCTTCAGCAGTTGCTTCACCGAGTCCTTGTCAACCTCGGTGGCTTCCTCTATGCGTATGTCGGTGAAGACGCCCAGCGCCGGAGTCAGACTCTTGAGCTTCTCTACATCGTCCAGACCAGCGAAGACGATCTGATAGCCGTTCTTGCATGTGACCGTGCCGTCAGTCTTGTTGATGTCAAACAGGTCGTGCAGGCCCCATTGCGTGATGACCTTGTTGACTTCCTGCACTACCGAGCCGCGAAGTGTGCGCCCGACTTGGCGACATACCAGGAAGTTGCGCCCGCCTTTCAGCAGGTCTATCACGTCGCGCTGGGCCAGGAAGACCGATTTGCCAGACGACGAGCCGCCGTAGTAGATTTGCGTCCGGGCCAGGTTGTCCAGGTAGGGCAGGTAGGCGGCATTGATGCCTACCGGAAGGTCAAGCTCCATCGGGATTGATGTGCACCTTGATCACCAGCGGGCCGCCATCGCGTCCACCCACCTCGACAGGCGCGACGATTCCGACACGATCCAAGACCTCGCAGGCCGCTTCCATCTTGCGCTTGCCTTCCAGTTCTTTCTCCAACACGTCCACGGCCTTGGATACCAGGCGCCGCAGTTTCTCGCGGCCCAGCAGCACGGAGTCTTGCTTGATCAGCAAGACAACGTCGTTGACCGGCACGCCAGCCTCGCGCCATCGGCGAAGCGTTGACTGCCCGATGCCCGCTGTTTCGCAAGCCGCTACATCGCTGTCGGCATGAATGCGCGCCGAAACCCAAGTGAGCTGCGAAGCAGTCAGCCCCTTGAGTAGCGTCGCCAGATCGTTGCCGTTTGTGGCCTCTTCCTGTTGGTTCATCGCCTATCCCTGTCATTCTGGCTCCGGCGTCACCGTCACTCTTAGCAACTTGTCGCGCCATAGAACGAGCTTCAACGCTTCGGCCAAGTCACTTTCGGGGACTTCGAGCTGCAATCTCATGCCGTCCTTGCCGATCTTCATCTGCGAGAGAATGTCCGGCAGACAGGCAAGGAAGGTGATGCTGTCAGTCGCCGTACTCGATTGCTTCATTCAGCCGGCCCTTCTCGATCCATCCCGGGCTGCCGTTGCCAAGCCGCACTGGTATCATCCGCTTCCTCGGCTTGCGTTTGGCCCGAATCTCCCGCGCCCCCTCTTTGCCAAGGATGGTCGCGGCTTTCAGATAGCCATTCTGCCGACAGAGATTGCCTGCCAGAATCAGCTCCGATACGTCATCTTCCATGCACACAAAAAGGCGGCCACCAATAGGCTCCATCCGGAGTCCATCAGCGACCGCCTAAGCGATCGGTACATCCCGCCTGGTTAGTGGCGGGCCTTCCTTCTATGGGGCAGTTGACGCCAGTGCGCTATCCTGCCATTTCGGACTATCACCAGCAGCCGGCACTCCTCTGCGCGCTCTGCGTATGCCAGAAGCTCCATGCCCCTTGCATCATCCAGGGTTGGCAACCGGACGGCGGGGGTAGCACCGTCCGGCGGCCCAATACCGGCGGAGGAGGAGGTGTCCGCCATTACGGATATTGTAGCACGTGGCTCGTATGGTGGCAAGGACCGCCTCCTAATGAGATAGGATAGCTATCAGCGTCCGCGCCTGCTCTCGATCCAGTATGTCACTCTCCCCCGCGACAACCCTCCGCGCTTCCGGCAGCACCGTGTCATGCAGCCATGCGTTGGTCTGCTCCACGAAGGCCGCCCGCCCCTCTTTCCTCACCCGCACCATCGGCCACTTGCCAGCCCACGCCACCATGAGCGTATTGCTGCCGTTCTCGCTGCCCCCGTCTGTCTGTTTCAGATCCTCCAGGCACGCGTCCAAGGGACAGCGTTGACAGACCAGCGCCAGGGTCCGGCAGACCGCAGGCGGCAGAATGCCGTTGGTGTGCGCCGTCATCGCTTTCCGTACCGCGCCGCTATGTCCTCCATGCGCACCATCAGAAGCGGCTTGCCACGAGGCGGGCAGTCGACTTGCTGCGAGGGAAGATGCCCAGCCTCCACCGCGTCCTTGACGCAGGTCCGCAATCGCCCGATTCTGCTGGCCGCGACGCTGATAGGGAGCAGCCCCTCTCTCTCCTCCATCTGCGCCAGCCATGCCTCGTACTGCGCCCGCCAGGTGGTGCCGCCCTTGAGCGCCTTTGCATGGCGGGCTTCCTTGCTCGGCGGCTGCATGACGGGCTTCCACTTCCTCGGCGCTTGCACCGCCGTCGGCCTCTGTGCGCC